TTTCAAAAGCCCTACAAAGTTTTGGAGGACAAATCCTAAACTGCTATTCCGAGCGTTCAGTATTGGCTATGACTTATCCTCCACCCAATCTTAACAATGTGATTGCTGAAAAGGGTGTGCTTCAAAGGATGGTTATGTATGTTGTTGATGTTCCCGACCACATTCAACATCAAATGAGACTTGAGCAATTAGCAAAGGTTGGAACGATTGAAGAAGTTAATCAACCCATTGATAAGTATGTCAATGCTCTCATAGAAATCTATACTATGTTAAAGACACATCATGAAGAAATGGGTGGAGATGCTACTAAGACGATTCGTTTTGCTGACGGATTCAATGCTAACTTGATTCTTGAATATAAGAATATGAGAGCCGAACTAACAAAGAGTCGCAAAGAAGTTGCTGAGTTGGCTTCCAACTTTACTACACGATTGATGGTCAATTTGACAAAGATGAGCGTATTAGTTTGTATTGCTCGCAGTCTCAACATTAAAGATAAAGACTCCCGCTTCTTAGTAACTGGCCAGCATGTGCGAGAAGCGGCCATTATTATGAGGAAGTGTTATATCAGTCTGGTTTCTTGGCTTGAACAGAGCCTAAAGGTTCGTAAGGCGAGCATCGCTGAAAAATCACTTGAGCCTCAATTCATGACAATTTACGATGAAACAGAAAAAGATGAAGAGGGATATACTCATAAAAGCAAATTCCTAGAAGAAATGATTGAGAAAACAGGAAAATCAAAAGCACAGATTTACAGGCATTTTAAAGAAATTGAACATAAGTTTGATGAAAAGACACATGGAAAGTATAGATACATACGATTGATTGGAGAGGATATAGAATGAAGTGGGAAAACACATATTTAGTATTTGATGTAACGAAAGGGCCAAAAGTAATTATTGAAACGCTAAACACTTATGGAGAGGATGGATGGGAATGTTCTTCTATGGTAACAGTAGCAGGGTCAAACATTGTAGTGTTCCTTAAGAGAGCAATTGTCACAGAAGAAAAGCCGAAGGTAGACAAAGAACAGGAAAAAGTTTCTAAACTATGGTCGGGTGAATAACCACCATGTCTGTTCTAGCCTTAGACATTGAAACAAAAAATATGTCGCATGACATAGGCGGTTTTTCAAATACCCATATGTTTCAAGTTTCAACCGTAGCGACTTGGGATGGAAATACTGGAACTGTTTATGTTGATGAACCTGTAAGTAATTTCGCAAAGTCGGGGCATGTCATTAAATCTCTTAGTGAATTAAAATATGATTTAGATGACCATTTTGAAAAAGGTGGCTTATTATTAGGTCATAATTTAGCGGCCTTTGATTTGCCTGTTCTAAGAGATTCAATGGATATTTTCTGTATTAATAAATTCTTGAAAGAAGAACAATATATTGACACTTCTAAGATTCTTTTAAAGAATCATGGAGAAAGATTTCAATTAAAGAATTTGGTAAAATGCACAATGAATGATTTTAAATTAATGGATAGTGCTGATGCACCTAAGTTATGGAAAATGGGTCAATATGATGAAGTAGTTGAGTATTGTATGAAAGATACACAATTAGTTTATGATTTGTGGAATTATGGAAAAGAAAACGGAATTGTAAAAGCGTTTTCTATTAATGGTGAAAAGTTTGTGGATTTGGAGGTTGATTGGTGATGACAGGTTGGGAATGGTTTTGGCTACTTCTGTTTCTTATTACACTTATGCTTCTCTTTTTTGCCGCATTCGGTGGTTCTAATATCACGGAGGAATCCGTTGAAGAATACATGAATCGCCTTATTGGTAAAGAAGAGGTTAGGCGTAAATGACATTGAAACAGATTTGCGCTTATTGTAAAAAGCCAAGTTTGGCAAAGCGTCTACAAGGATTTTATGTTGGTTCTAGTGACCAAGTTAAACTTTGGGAGTGTAGAGAATGCGGTGGCATTTGGTCTAGTAAAACTAACTTCGTTAGAAAAACGGGGGGAGAGTCTTAGGATTCTCCCCCCTAATTTTTTTTGGATTTTTTTTAGGTCAAAATTTCATAAGACTAAAAGCGGTTGGCTTTGTATCTCTAATATCTTAGAAACTAATCTTTTTGGTGTAACTAAATCGCTAGGACTTATCCCACAACTGAATCCCCAAGAATTTAAATGTTTAACTAGCGTTTCAGTAGAAATATTAGCCCCGCTATTTTCAGTAAAAGGGCAACCTCCTAATCCACCCAAACTAGAATCAAATTGTTTTATTCCAGCAAATAGTCCAGCCTTTACTAATTCAATTGCTTTATCTTCATCTCCTTTATGATGTAAATGTAAAGCGCACCGCATATTTTCTTCTTTTGCTATTTGTGCAAATATCTTAACTTGTTTAGGAGTTCCACAACCAACAGTATCAGCAAATACAACTGTATTTCCAAACATCTTAGCATCTCTAATACAATTTCTAATTAATTTTTTGTCAAATTTACCAGAATAAGGAGAACCGAAAGCCATTGAGATATAAACTCTAACATCTTTCTTTGGCACATTTAAAAATGTTTTATACATTAAGATTATTTCACTACGGGTTTTACCCATGTTTTTCATATTGAAAGTTTCACATGGAGAAAATACTAAGTTTATTTTCTTAGCACCCATTTCTATTGCTCTTTCATATCCTTTACGGTTCATCACTAAGACTGCGCCTCGTTGGAATACTTCTTGAGCATCAGCCATTTGCGGAACTAATTTAGGATGAGCCATGCTCGTTTCTTCTACATCTTTGAATCCAGCCTCATACAAAGAAGAAATAAATTCCTTTTTGAGTTCAGTAGGGATAAAATGTGGTAGAGATTGGAGGCCATCTCTCGGACTTACTTCATAGATGGAAACTCTCACAATCGGCACAAGTAAGTGTATAAAATAAACTTTACGAATACATTAGAACTTTAACTGCGCTTTGTGTTGTATCTTGATGAACACCCGCTACAAAAAGGGCAGTTCCGTTAGCATTCCATGCGAAACCAGCAGGAAGCGTAGTAGTGTCGGGGGCGACCTGTATTCCGATGTTTAGTCCAAAATCCATACTTGATACGAAAGTATAACTACTAACATCATAGGGAGTTGATAGAGAGAATTCTGCTATCTTAGCACGATTCGCAGTTGTAACATATGTTCCTTGAGATTTCCGATAACATACAAAAAATTTAGTTCCATCATTATTGAATCTAATTCCAGTTAATCCCGATATTGTGTCACCATCACTATCTACAACTGAAGAAATACTTGTTGTAGAGGAAGAGTAAGAACTAACATCATAAGGCGTAGTTAAAGTTAAAGTTCTAACATTAGCAGATTCAACAACATACAAAATTGTTCCATCGGGTTTTAAGAACAAACCTTGACCGCCATATCCAATTCCGCTTTTAGAACTTGATATACTAGCCAAACTAATATTATAAGCATTGACATTAGGTGTAGGTGGTGTAGGAAGGGGTATATCATATCCACGAATATAAGCATCTGTTCCAGTAACATAAAATTTTGTTCCATCACTATTAAAACAAGAACCTCTTGGGTTATTTCCACTTACTGATAATGTAGCAGAAGTAGAAGTAAAAGAAGGTAATGTTCCTGTAAAGGTATATGCCGCCATAGTATCTGTTGATTGCTCTAAAGCCAAAACAATATCTGTTGGACTTACATCTAATTCTGTAACTACGCTTGATACTGATACTGTTGTTTCCGAATGTAATGTTAATTCGGATAAAGTAAAAGCATTCGCTTTTGTTTCGGCATTTGAGCCAGCAATAGAACAATACAAAATATCACGCACCTAATACAATCCAGTTTGTTCCATCGGAAATACAAGTTACACCATTATATGCAGTAATTGTAATTGTTGATGTTGAACCGTTCATATTGTTTCCATTACCATCTAAAGTTACATTAACGCCTTTCGCTAAAATAGTATATTGTTCACCTGCGGAATGAGTGGAGGGTAAAGTAATTGTTACACTTGCATCAACAAAAAGATATTTACCAGCATCAGCAGAAGTTAGTATTGATGATATTGATTTAGTATCAGTATCTAATTTAGTAGCAGTAAGTGTTGCGGCACTAATAGTAGAAGTAGTAGTAATAGTAGAAGAAGCAGTAATTGTTCCTGTAATGTTTATATCACCTGTTCCTGTAATGTCTTGTGAATTTAAATCCAAGTTTCCACCTAATTGTGGGGAAGTATCATCAACAACATTAGCAATACCTCCACTTCCTGTTTCATCGCTATCAAGAATATACCATCCCGATGCTAAAGTTGTAGGAGTTGGGCTTAAAGGGATGATTGTAGAATCAGTAAGGGCTTGTAGTATAATACTTTGATATGGTTTTAGATTTAATGTAGTTGGACTAACATATCTTGAATCTGTGCTTACTCCACCATTTTCAAAAACATCGGAAGTAAAAATTTCCATGATTGTAGTCGCATTTAAATTTTTAATGAAAAGTATTTTTCCATCGTTAATTGCGGCTGATGGCAAAGTAAATCTATTTGCAGTAGCATTTTGACTAGCATCTGCATAATTAACAATAACTGTTGCATCAGCATCTAAAGTTCCTATTTTTTGTGGTAAAAAAGCCCCTGTAATCGTGGTAGTGCCAACACTAATTTCATTTCCAGTAGTTGCCCCTCTTGTAGTAACAGAATCTAATGTAGAAGTATTATCAATAGTTAAAGTTGAACCTGCCCCTGCATCTGTGAAACTAATATCAGTTCCAGCAGTAATTTGTCTAGCGGAAGGAATAGAAGAAGCATTTGTAGTAATGAAACCATCATTCGTTACATCGTTTGAACGACCCGAACCTTGAACGAGAATCTTAGCCGTTCCCGAAGAACCAGCAGTAAATGTAGAAAGATGAACAATTCTTCCAATGTTTTGAATTGCGTCTGCATCAGCCGTTGGGCGAGTATTAGTCAGTTTTCCAATATTCGGTGAAAGATAGATAATGTCACCTTCGGAATAAGAACCTGCATCAAACAAAGTTGCAGAAATATCTCCTGTTAATCCTTGAACAACCACTTTACCATTCCCACCAGCAGTAATGGTATCATAGACTAATCCAATAGCAGGATATTTACTTGCTGAAATTGTAGCATCAGCCAATTGAACTGTAATTTTTCCCGAAGAGTAATTGGTTGGATAAACTGGCGCACCAGCACTTAATCCTGCGCCTCCTCCATCAGTAATGCTTTCAACAACTGTAATTTCAGCATAACCATTAGGAACTTCAAAGTTTCCATTTTGAACCTCTAAATCTCCAGTCGTAATTCTTACTTTCCCACTTCCCGAAGGTGTAAAGTCCATATTTGTATTTGTAGAACCTGTAAAAGTAACATCAGTTCCATCGCTCGTAATAGACATTTCTTCGCTATATGTTCCACTTCCTTCTCCAATGCTTAAACTGTTTTTGGTTTTACTAACAGTAAGATATTGAATATCAAATGGATTAACGCCAGTATGAGTTAAAACTGCAATAATTACATCTCCATCATTATATGCTGGAACTTTATCAGCACCAATTGTAGGTGAATTAGGATTTCTTACAACAACTGTATTTGAAGAATCAACAACTAATAAATGATAGCCATTTGTATATGTAGTATCTAATGTAATTGCATATGGAGGAGAGCCACCACTAATGCTAATTACTTGGCCATCTCTCATAATAGTTCCAGTTGAAACTGTTCCCGCAGTTTCCGATGAAGGAGTAATATCAAATCCATTAATGACATAATTGCCTTTCATTCCCAAAGCCAATGTTTTGATTAAACCAGTATGAGGGAAATCTACTCCATCTTCAATTTGATTAGGCGTTCCAGTTGTGCTTTGTCCGAAAAAATTTGGGTTTGTTACCATATCATTCTACCTCCATGATAATAAAAATCTCTAGTGTTTCATCTGTGGAAAATGGGCCGACTCCATCAAAGTTTACTCTTTGAAGCATATTGCCTGTTGAATTAAAAAGCCCCGCTTCCCGAATAACCTTTCCTTGAATATATGTTCCACTAACAGATAATTTTACTTCAATTACATTTATGTCTGATTTTGAACGAATGATGGAAGGGCTTACTCCAGCAATCTCTACATCTAAATCAGTAGAAGTAGGGTTTGTGGAATTGCCACCCAAACCAATTTTAGCACTATCAATATACGGACTAGCGGCAGTTGCTAAATAAGTCGCTATTGCCTCTTTTAATTCATCAGTAATCAAGCCAAATCCTCCTCATACAAATCCGTGATGGTGATTGTTCCCCCATCAAATCCTAATGGGTTATCACCTGTATTTAGCGTTTCACTAAAGCCTAGAGTAAAACCACCAATTGCTTGTCGCTTACGAATCAACAGGCGTAGTTCTTTGATATTGATGGTATCTAAAAAGTTGTATGTTACGCTCTTTTCATTGAAGGTTTCATTTCTCAAATTGGAATTGATTTGCTTTTGAGTGACAAGTAATTCCGAGAACAAATCCGATAATTGTTTTGAATATCTACCTAATTCTAATTTCATAAGACCTGTTAATTCATGCTCTATTTGAAGAACCATGTATTGCCCTAACTCAATGTTTTCTTGTTTAATTTCAACATTGATAATATCTCCAGCCCTTAATTGAGAAAGTCCTTCGTGGCTAACAGTCATAATTAATTTTTGATTAAAGGTAGTATGTAGGCGAAGTAATTCAATGGCTTTTCTATCTACTTCGTCTTGAGTTAGTAAAGTTTTATCGTGATGTTCTAATGTTTTTCTTCCTCGCTTTTGAACACTTCTCAAATCTTTGCGTTCTGCTTTGTGAGTATTACCATAAACAATAATGTCATTGTAGAAGTCAAATAAAGTCGTGGCCTTTTCAAATTCATATATTTTGAATTTATCAGTATCATTAAGAATAATATTACTATAATGAGTAGAATCATTATCTTGAGTAATAGAAAAAGTTCCATTTTCTTCTCTCAAAACCATATCCTTCCTTTCCATAATATAGCGAATTGCCGCATACAAATCTACGCCTTTGAAATTAGGTGCTAAATAAAGAGGGTAATCAGTATTCTCTGGAATTGAGAAATCAATTCCATTTTGTTCAAATAATTCGTTGATTAAATCTTCTGCTTCTAAACAAACAGTAGCGGTTGTTCCAATACATGCTCTTGATGGATTAATCTTTAATTCGGAATTAGAAGTTACAGTAAATGGTTCGGAAACAGAAACTATACCATTTAAATTTAATAATTTTGAAAAAACAACTGAATGGTTATTAGTATCATGTTTTTTAACTGATAATGTTACTTTGCTAGAATTATCTCCATCACTAAAATACAATCCATGTTCTCCTTCGGGTAAAATATTGTCATGAAACTCATCAGTATTGATAACAACCATTCTGCTTTCTCCATTAATATTATCAGTATCAATTGGCACGAACATAGAAAGAACTCCTTCGTCTAAAGTCAATTCATTTCCATTATCAGTTCCATCTCTATAAAAATAGCCTTTATTGATATTATAAGTTTCATTTCTATTAGCCTTTTTTGTATAAGAAGGTCGTAGCATATTGATGTAAATGTCTTTAGGCATAAAGTCGTAAAAACAAACCTCATTTGGTTGTAGAATTCTATATGCAGTATTATTAGTTAAACCCACATCAGTAATAAGATGGTGGTCATGCACATCGGAATCACTAACTTCATGTGAATAAATATAAATTAAATCACTAGGGATTACATCTGTCATAGAAATTCTTTGATATTGAGTTCCGCCTGTTTTTGCGCTACCATCAATATTAGTTCCATCTTCGGGAATCAAATAGCAACCAGTCAAATCAATAAATTGTAAAAATCCATTACTATATCCACCGCTAGGATTAATATTAATAGTGCTTTTATTTAAATTATCATTTGATGATTTTATTGTTGCATTTGAAGCAGTTCCAATCCATAATCTAGGCTTAAACACCATATATGCTCCATCTGCGCTTTTAGAATCATCGCTAGTATTACTTGGAGAACTAGTTGAAGCAGAAATAGGAACTTTATATTCTTTGAAATGATAGTCGGAGGTTAATACTGGTAATTCCACATTTCCAACACTATTGGCTTTTGAGTCCTTTAATACCTGAGTTGTATTTCCTTCAACCAATGGATGCTTACCACCATTTTCAATATCATATCTATCTAATGCCACTCCTATGAGTCCTTCATGCGATTGTTGGTTTTTACAATAGTCCAAAATAACTTTTAAATCAGCATTATTTCCGCCACCGATTATAGAATAAGAACTAATTGGTGAACTACTGGCTTCTAATGCAAAGGACAAATAAATTTCTTGGTCTGTTTGCGAAACTGTGCCACCATTAGCAATATATATTTCATCGGAAGTGTCTCCCCCCAAAGCCGAATCTTCGGGAACAACCGCACCCTTTAATGGATGAATATTCCCCCAATCTAATTCAAATAAAGAATCCACTTCATTTCTTCCATATATTTGATGTGTATATCCGTGTGCTTCTACTTTAATAGCATTTAAAGCCGCTAATCCGCCATTCGTCAAATATCCATCTGCTTGAAGAGTATATGTTGTTCCCGAACCGCTATCAATCGTTCCTATAAAATTACCATATTCATCACAAATCTTATCTCCATTAACTAAAGAAACAGTTCCACTAAATACAATGCTCGTTCCACTAATAGAAACTATTCCTCCTAAATCTGTAATAGAAGAAGAGGTAATATAAGAGGAATAATTTGTTCCATATTTTTTCAATATTGGTTTTTCAGGATTTACTTGATTATAAAGTGAATCAAAGCAAATTTCTGTAAGTCGCATTAATCCAAATCTTTTCAATGTAGATATATCAGTATCAGTATTGAAAGAAATTGATTGAAAATTACTATCTTTCAAAAGTAATCTATTTCCTCCTTCAATTGAAGAGTCTGTTGCTTTTTTATTTTCTAATAAAAACAAATCGTAGTTATTTATTGTTTTATTGCCCGACATTAAACTATCTTTTCTTAAAGAAGAATAAGGCAGTAAATCTCCAACTACATACATGAATAGTCTACTGGCCGATTGGTCTATATCTGTAAATTTACTATTATAAAATATTAGTCCTCCATCTCCTCCAGAATTTCTAAGTGGTAGGTTATTATATTCATTTTGATGAATCAAAGAAGTCGCTATATTATATCCAAAAGGACTACCTATTCCTCTATAATCTAAAGGAAGAGTTCTATAAGAAGAGTCTGTTTGACCAAATGATATGATATTAGAACTTAGATTCGGTTTAAATTGATAAGATTGATATAGATAATTTAACGCACTATTATTAATGTAAAATTTAGTAATTTGTTTGTTAGATGCTTTAACTATTGGTAAGTTTAAATTAAATTTACCAAAACTACTACTTACGGGTTTATAATACATTTGTCCGTATTTAGAATTATAATCTCCGCTTCCAACCGTATTTTCTACATTAAATGGAACTAACCCATCGCTAGTATAATTTAAATGTGGGTGAATTAATATTTTTCCTCCCCATAAGTGCGCCCCATTAATTACTGCTAAATCAGTAATTACTTTATTAGAAGAAAAAATTTCATCTCCAATACCATAATTATAAATTGTTCTATCTAAAAATATTTTAACTATCACAGAAGAAGTAGTGAAACTATGAATTGATAATATTTTGCCTATAAATGTTTTAGAAGAACCTACATATAATGCCTCTCCTACCTTTAAAGTATATGCAGAAGAATTAGTTAAATGAAGTAAACATGGAGGAGAGCCACCAATATAACTTATTGTTCCATGCGAAGTAAATGTTTGTTCATCAGTATAATCATAATATTCTACTTTTCTTCCTAAAGTAACTGGAACATATGGGGCTAATTCAATAACATTGACATTATTTTTTTGAGAAATAGAAACAATTTCAAAATCAATTAAAGCATTTACAGTATCAAAATCCGAATCAGCACTTCCACCAAATTCATCAGTCAATTTCGCTTGGAAAGAAAAATCTTCACTAATTGAATTTGGGTGAGTTATTGAGTAGCCTATTGCCTTTGGATGAGTGTTACTACTGCTTCCTGTTAGCGAATTACCTTCCGAACCATCAACAGAAGATATTTCATTTCCTGCCGTAAAGAAAACTCCTTTATTTGCTGAACCTGTTAAAGAAGTGGTAGTAGCATTAGCCAGCGAACTAGAGCCTAGAGCCTTTGTAAATACATAGTTCTTTTCTGTTTCAACATAAATTGCTTCGCTATTTGCTTCTGTAATTGCAGGAGTAAAAGTTAAAATTATCGGGTCAGCAGAAACAGCAGTCACCTTTCCAATATATCCATTAGCAGTAAATAAGTTATCTCCTACGGCTGGAAGAATATCAAAATTACTTCCACTAGCACCTGTTGCTAAAGTAGTTGCCCCTAATGCAATACTATATGTGCTAGAGGATTTGATATTCCCTAATTTGTTATATGGACTATTGCTAGAATAAACAATATCTTCACTAAACAAACTATTAAGATTCACAATTGGAGAAATCAATTTATTGAATTTATCTCTTCCTTTAATTTCAAAAACAGTTTGGCCATTCTCTTTCTTACTTGAAATGTTTTCAATCTCACCATTAAACCGTTCTACATGAATTAAAAATTGTCCTAAAGCGTATCTTAATGGGTCATCATAATATGAATCTCCATCAAAAGCCAAAGTAATCATTTTTCTTTTTGCATCTACGGCAGAAACCGTAGCAAACAATTCTGTCATATTAAGCGAAGAAAAAGAAACGCTTAATTTAGAATATCTGTTATCTATAAGGTCAAAATCAACCATTAATGTTTTATCTGTAAAATTGTAACACCTTCTATAAACAATTGCTTCAGAAGTAGGAGTATAATATCCCGAAGTTAAAATAGACTCAGTTTCTAAACGGCTTCTATTTCTCATTGTAATTGTTTGCGAAAAACCACTAAACGAACCAATTGTTTGAACAATGTAAATTCGGCTATCAATTTTTAATTCATCTCCAACATTAATGAAACCATCTAAATCAAAAGTAGTATCAAAAGTAAATACATGAGAACCTGCGTCACTACTAAATGTTGCTTCAAGTGCAAACCAATCATCTATGTTTGCTCTATGAACAATATGTCTAACTTTGTAGTCTGTGAATTCAGTAATTTTCTTTTGTAGAATTCTTGAGGTATCTACAATCTTAGTTTCCGAAAATCCACCTCTTCCATTAACTGAATCATAAGTTTGATGTGTATATACCCCATAGGTAAAGTTAGCCCTAAGAGGAGAATAATCGTAGTGCAAATATCTTTGTTCTCCAGTATAAACTCTTGTTGTAATGTCATCATCGGAATCTCTTCTAGCATTCGGTAGAAACTGATTGTAGTCTGTTCTATCTGCGACCATTGTTCCGCCTTCATTTAGAGTGATATTTCCTCCACTTTCTACATCTATTGTTCTTAGTGTATCAGTTAAAGTAACTCTTAAAGAATATTTACTATAATCTACAATTGTTTGGCCAAAGTCTTGAACTGTTCTAAAAGTATCTACATCTTTTGTATTATCAAGAGTGTAACTGTTAGCAGTTCCATCTTCTCTCATAACATAATACTTAGTATTATGATTAAGTTCTCCTTCTTTATCCAATCCATCATAAAAATAAAACAATGGCCTAGAACATGACATTCTATATCTTAGATGCGCCCTAGTAGAATCTTGAAGTATTCCTAATGAAATAGCAACTACATCTGTTGCTTTACTTGGCCCTTTAAAAATAATAAACTTAGTATTTTTTGGAATTTCATTTCCGAGTTTAGGTTCAAATTCAAAAGCATCTCCTTCTTCATCTTCTGTGATTATTTCCTTAATTCTAGCAAAGTGATGCTGATAATCGTCATCCGAATAAACTAAAACAAAATAATCGTATGTTTCAAAGTCAATAGTTGATGGATTAAACTGAATTCCTTCTCCAGTTAAGGCATCATAACATTTAATTCTAAATCCTTTGGTGTTAGTAAGATTTGAATATTCTGTAACAGAACCACCAAATCCTTCAACTGTAAAAGAAACATCTCCATTAGGAACAACTGCCGTATATATTCTATTTCCATCTGTAACGGAAGTAGAGTAAAATTGAGGATTGGTAGGTGCTTCATATCTTGAAGGAGTAACAGATAATGTCATTACAAATCAACCTCCTCAAACCGAAGATAAAGAAGAGTATTATCATAATTTGGAAGAAGATTATTTCTTCCTGCGAATTGGTCTTTTGTATAATTTAATATGGCCATTTCATGCATTTCTCCCATGAATTGCTTATTTGTAATTGCTGATTCACTCCCATTCGCCCCTTGACCATTAGCCCCAATATAGAAATCTTCTCTCGCAAAAGTAAAGGTATCTGTTTGGGAATGAGTAGCAGTCTTGACGAGTAGGCCATTAAAATAAATATTCAAGGTCTTATAAGTATCACTCCAAGAACAGGCAATATGAAATAAATTGTTGATGTAGAGAGGGTCTTGTGCATCATAAACATATACAGTTCCAGTTGAAGAAGTATCTACATTAGCCGACATGGTGAGGTCTGTGGCCGAATCTACTGAAACAATTTTTCCCATGCTCAAATAATCCCACCCATTGCGATAAAATAATTCTAAACCAGCGTAGAAATCACTAGTGCTTGACACCACAAGAGTTGAGCCACTTACTGATGTAACTGTTTGACCCGAACTATCATATTTAATTTTACCATCTTGATTGAAACCAGCCACTCCACTATAAGTATAGTTTCTAGTAATGTTGGAACTAATGACAGTATCACTATCAATAATTTCTGTTGTGCTTCCTAATCTTATTCTAACTCTAATCTTGTATTCTGCTGGCTGATTTTCATTGTGTAGCGAAGTATTTACTAGGCTAATTTGAAAATCACTACTGTAAAAAATCATCATTTCATGAGTCAAGCGATTCGCTCTTGATAGATATAGTTCGCTTTCATAGTTTCCTTCATTTCCAGCATCGTAGACAGATTGGCCTAATGCTGGCATAATTTTCTTTGAAGCAGTAATAGTTGGAGGAGTTCTTGAGGCATCATATGTTCCATAGCCATTAATATCATATGGAGTAATTACACTTTCAAAAGTAAAATCTCCTTCATGAACCCAAATTCCATATGCCGCTTCATCGCTAGTAATAGATGGAGAATTAGCATCGGGAATATTGGCACTATAATCAATAGTTGCGAATCCATTACACATTACAGGAAATACGAGAGAACGCTGATTTCCTGTAAAGATTGAATACATTTAGCCACCTCAAGGAACAACAGTCGCCACAACAAACTCCATACTAAAAGAAAGTTCCACTGTATCTGCCGCAAAGTCTACACTAAAAGAACGAATATATCCTTTCAATCCAGTAGCAGTTGTTGTATCGGGAAAGCCAAATGAAATAGGAACATATTTGTTATCTTTATCATTGCTACTTCCTCTCGCTCTAAAAGTAAAAGGAATAAGAGGAGTATCTGCTTCACTTGTTGATGTTGGTTTTAAAGTATTAACCCCACTTCTATAAGCATAGTTAGAATCAACATAAGAAGGAATTAAAACCACTAATTCATCCAATGCTTGATTTACTGCCGCACCTGTTGAATCAACTCCCGAAGCAATTAATTGTGCAATTTCATGTGCAGTAAAAGTTCTTGATTCGGAATCAGTATGGCTTCTTTTTAGAGGAGTAGCGTTAATAAATCCACTAATTGAAACTCTTTTACTTGACATACCTAAATCTAAAGCCAATGTAACTGATTCTCCAGTAGTTAAACCACTTAAAGGAATAGGGAAATCGGGGATTGTTTTATCTGTTGAAATGCTAACAGAATTCGCTCTTAATGGAATTGTATCTAATTGTAAATCAGTTCCATCAAAAGATTTCAATTTTAAATAAACATAGAATTCTCGCATTTAATCACGCACCTAATGTTCTAGAAGAAGTAGTTCTGTTAATCTTACCGTTAATCATTTGTCCTATTTTATCAGCGACTCTTCTTAATTCCGCATCCGAAGTATCTCTAGCATTAATTGTAATGTTGAAAGTATTTCCACCAACCATATTCTTTGATTGAGTATTTGTCATAACTTTAGTTCCTCTCGGTAAAGCGGCAATTTCAGGGCCACGCTCACCAACAATCTGTAAAGGAGAAGTAACTGTTCCTCCGTCAGCATGGAAGCCCAAAAATCCTGCAAATTTCTTAGCGACATAATATCCAATAGCGGCCGCAATTACTGCCGCCCATGCGCCCGAAACAATAAACATAACGACTCCAAGAATAGCCGCAATAGTAGTAGCGATTTTGTTCACCAAAGACCCTGTTTTACTGAAAAAATTACCCAAAAAGGTAAGTAATCTTGCGCCCGTTTCCATAAGTAGGCCACCAAGCAAAACTAATCCAGCAGTCAAGGCAGTTATTACAAGACCTCCAGCAAAAATAAGTAATCCACCAGCAATTGTTAATAAACTATCAATTAAAGAAACTAAATCGCCATCTCCAAAGAAAGCATTCCAAACTCCTTTTAATCCTTCCCAAACCATATTTAATCCAGCGAGAGCAATCATCCCAACTTGCTTTATTGCTTCCCATGCGGCCATCACGCTTTCTTTGATTTGTGGCCAAAATCCTTTGAATAGCATATACAAAAGAACTACTATACCAACGGCTCTAAAGACTACACCTGTAAATAGAATTGCCGCCCGTATGACATATTTTTTTGTTAAATTTATAATCTTTCCCCAATCAGTATTTTTTATTCCTTCATAGAATTTAACTGCCGCTTTTTTCATATTCTGTAAACTTAGAGGTTCTTCTCTTTTTCTTATTCCAGTAATCATTCCGCCTACTTCTAATGCTCTTTTTCTTCTAAGTGTTTTTTCAGCCTTTTGGCGACCAATCATTTGCCTTTCTGCGGCATCGGGGGTCATGTAATATTGTCTACCTCTACGATTAAATGCGGCACTAGTGCTTCTACCATAGTAAGTTTCTTGAGCAGTTTGTGCCGCCCGTATTTGAGAACCCATTTTATCAAAATCTTTAAAACCCATAGTCATAGTTCTACCAAACAAAGATTTTATTTTACTAGTTTTTTCTATTCCTTTTCTAACTCTTCCAACAGCAATATCTATTGATTCTAAACTTGAAGCAGTTGCGTTCATCGCACGAAAGAAACCTTTTGGTAAGAAACCATATGAAAATCGTTTGAACTTACCCATTTTTCCATCAACCGCAGTTAATGTAGCAATTGTTTTTCCTAAACGAGTATTATATTCTTCTGCTTTTTCATTTCTTCTTTTCGCAATTCTTTCTTGAGCAGTTAATTCTTTTGAGGTTTCTTTTACGGCATTTGAATATCCTTTTTGTAAATCTATTAATTCTCTTAATGTATTTACAATATCTTGATTCGTTGCCATTTATTCTCACCTCTTTAAACTCTTAGTGGCTTTTTCAATTTCTTCTGCCTTTAATTCTTCAAATATCTTATGAATGCTTAACATACTTAGAACCAAATCGGCTGGCATCTCATACACTTGCAGGGGGCTTATCCCTAAAGCCTTTGCTAATGTATATACAATTATGAGGGAAACAGTAGAAGGTTCGGCTTTACCTCCTTTAATTGCCGCCCTCAATTTTCGTTTTTTTCCTCATCCTCGCTAAAAGCATCAAATGGATTAGGTAAAATTTCCTTTAGTTGATTTCCAACATAAGGACTCAAACGGAGAATATCAAGGGTTGAAAGCATTGGTTCAGTCTTTACAACAAAGTTTTCAACCATAAAACGATACATTGCATTTAGGTCAAGGTCAAAGTTTTGACTCTTAGCATCAATCTTCATCATGCTATTCATGGCTTTATCAACTTCTAACCATGTAGGTTCTTTGACCCAAACCTTAAGGTATTCGTCTATGTCTTCGGCCACTTTAATAAAGTGACACTTAGGCTCATTTAGTGCAAATAGCACACTCTTATCAGTTACAACTTTTTTTTCCATATTTCCACCTCAAAAACCAACAAACAAACAAACGGTGTTGGTGGAATATTATTCGTTAGATTGTTCTTCAACAACCTCCTTTTTTGGCTTTCGCCCTTTCTTTTTAGGAACTGGAGTAGGTGTTTCTACTACGATTGTCTGTAGCATTATTTTTTCTCTACGACTAGGCAAAGAATCACCCCTGTAAAATCCAATGGGTTGTTACTGAGCAACTTTCTAAGTTTCTTGGCATAATTGTTGTTTCTACGACAACTGGCCCTTTATCATCGGGTAATGGGAAATTATTAGCAGAAACCATGTAATCTTTAAACTTTAATGTAAATGATTCACCATTTGCTTTAGAAAAGTTAAGTTCAACCATTTGGCCATCCGTTTCCGAAGTATTCTCATCTTGATTCAATAATTCTTGATAAAGTCTATCATCAGTCACATGACCTGTAAATTGTAGTTCATAAGTTCGTTGTGCTGGAATTGCTTCTTGAATTGATTTATTTCCAACGCCAATAAATCTTCTTTCTGTTAGAGAATTATTCATAGTTAAAGTAATTGAATTAATCTTTAGGAATTGAACACCAAATACTTTCAAGTAGCCACTTGAGAAAAAGAAAGGTTCTCTAAATTTAGATTCGGAATCATAATTAAAGAAAGCAGTTTCATCAGTAACTCCTCTTCTAGCATCATATACTTCATCGCTTTCAAGATTATGGATTGTGCGAGTAGACAAATCCATAGTCATTTTAATTTCTTCATTTTCATTAGCAGTAATTGTCATAGTATTAACTCTATTACCTCTAGCAATCGTTACGAAATTTGTATCTTCGTAAGTAGTAGTCGTAGTTCTATAAGTATCACTTGAAGGTAATTTGCTGAATACTTGTTCAAGAGAGAAAGATGGGAGAAGTTCTCCGTTTTGTTCTGCAAAAGTATAGGTGATTTCATTATCAATTTCTCCACTAGCAATAATCGGAAGAGTTAATTTATCCATATTAGCGTAATTATCTAAGTGTTTAGCAATTGGAGGACAAAGTTTATCTCCGACAGAACGATAGAAGATTGGCCCTGTTTCTGTAACTGAACCATAATCAATGTAAGTTGCGCCCGAAGAAGCGGCAGTAAAGTTGTCAGTAGTTGCTTCAACAGAAGTAGTTGCGCTAACTCCTGTGCATCGGCCAAAGAAATAATAGAGCCAAGCGGCATGATTAGAAACTAAATTAATACTTCCACCGCTAGCGGTTTCAATTCCTTTATATTGATAAGTCCAATTTCTAGAACCTCCAAGAGCAAGATTAACCTGTTTCATTTCAACTTCTGTTGTTGGGAAAGTAATGCTTTCTACCAAACCAAGCCATTCATCGGAAAGAAGTCTTTTTGCAGTATCAGTTGGTGCAGGAACAGGTGCGCCATATTGAGTAATAACGAAGTAATCTCCCGAAGCAGGAGTAAGTGCAGGACTAAAAGTAATCGTAGTATCAGTATTTGAAGTAATTCTAGCGCAATCTTGGAAAGAAGCAGGAGTTGCTGATTCGTTTCCTGCGACTGTTCTTACTAGAGATAAATTGGTTGAATCGCTTGTGGTTGTAGCGGCAGAATTATTTCCACCATAAGTATTAGTAACAGTAACTACATTACCACTTCTCGTAGCAGAAATATTTGAAACCGCATTTACGGCAGTAGTAAAAAGTGCGGCAAATTCTTCTTTTGTAATTACACCAGCATTGGAAATATCTACTGAACTACTTGCATCAGCACCATGAGAAGGTTCGGAAATTGCACCTGTATCATCAAACCAAAATGCGTGTGTTGAAGCCGCCCCACCATCACTAGGGAGAATAGTGAATACTAAATAGTCAGCCGAATAGTCAGTCTTAGTATCGCTATTGAAAGTAACAGTTGTAACTTCATCAGTATATGTATTTGAGCCAACTCCATATCGCTCAATAATACAACCAACATACAAATTATTTACAAGAGAAAAAACATTGCTAAATGAAGAGGCGGCTGTAATTTCGGTAAGAGAAGTTACTCCGTCAAAAGCACTTCCGCCATTAGTAGAAGGAAAGTAAATGTCATTTTCGGGAACAAATGTTATACTCGCCCCGCTTCCTAAAAATATATCTCCACAATCAGTCGTCATTTCTTTTCCCTCTTACATACAAACAAACTAAGGTATTGAAACTGCAAATCTTTTGGCTTCTACTGTAACCTTATAGCCAAAGAGTCTTTTCGCTCGGTCATTTGATTCGCTTCTGTTTCCTACAAACAATTGACTGAAACACGAACCATCACTTGCGGTATAGCCCCTCCTACTACGCTCAAGCGCATGACGGGCTATCAAGTATAAAACTCTTAACCTATCTTTTCCAAAATCACCATCTTCTCCAGCCCTTTCATCTTGAATCGTGCGAATGTGCATAGTAAAAGAATAACTCTCATTGCGTATATCATATCCAACAGTAGGGTAATCAATTGTTTGGCTATCTTCAAAGAATATAATCACATCTTTTGAAGAAAGGTCATAGCGAACTCCACGACCTCTTTCTAGAGTTCTTACATCTACAAAATTAGGAGTTGTAATATGGTCAGCAGTAATTACTCCTTCGGAAAGTAAAGTTGTTGCTGAACTAGACCAATTAGTAGAAATTAAATCAATAAGGAGGCTAACTTCATCCATTTGAAAAAACCCCCAATAATTTCTTTTCTACATCTTTTAGAACTTCATTAGCGTAATGGTCTGCAATATTTTGAAGTATTTCATTTTCTGTAAAACTCACATCTTGTCCTAGTATTGCTGAAAGTTCTATCATTGCTTTTTGTCTTTCAGTATGAATCTCTATTAATTCTTGTATCTTAGAAACATCTATTCCTTTAATTTGTTTTATTGTTTCTAAAAGTTCTTGTGACATATCAATCAATCAAGAAAACCATATCCGATGCGCCTGTTAATATATCCATAGCCTCTTTTCTAAGTATGTCATATTTTTCCTTTGTAGAAATATTTGCCCCTGTTTCAGCAATTAAAATTGTTTGGTCATCGTGCCTTAGAATTTCTGCCGCAACTAGTTTTGTTGTTGCTTCATGAATAGCCGCAGGAACTCTAGCATCTCCAGCCACATAAGTAACAATAATTGAATTGTTTGTATGATAAGGATAATCTCTCAAGAAGAATAATTTGCCTTCATCTCCAATCGCCCAAAATGAACCTAATCTTTTCATATCCTGCTTATCAGTAAATTGTTCTACTGTGGCAATAGTAGGAATGCTCAAGTTAGTAGCAGTAAAAGTAAGTGTTTCATCTGTTCCATCAGCAGTAGCAATCTTACTCAAAACAACTGTTGTTGAATCAGTAATACTTGAGATAGTAGTGTTGCTATCAATTCCTGTTCCAGTAACAACCATACCGACAACTAGTTTTGATGAATCGGCAACTGTGAGATTAACACTAGCATTTGTCGTAGTGCAGGTTTGTTGAGTAGAGATAATGATATTACAATCCGAACCATCTTCTCCCATTAACAATGAAGAAATTTGTATCTTCGTAGAATCGTCATCATCGGAATAAGCATAAAAGAAATCGGATATATTTTTGGTTGTATTTGGGCTATCTCCACTAATACTCTTTGGTTGAGTAGCCCCTGTGAATTGAGAGGTTTGGGATGGAAATACTTCATTAACACAATATTCTATTTCCTTTGCCGCAGTTTTCTTTCCTAAAGAAACATCAAATTCATTTACACCTATGCTAGCAGTATCGGCAACTAATGTAAAAGTTGCTCCCGAATCGGGAAGTTGTAATTTGATTTGGTAAATGTCTCTAAAGTTATCAAGTAATTTAATTGAAGCATGAGCAGAAGCGATTTCTTTATATGAATCTCCCTGCCAAATTCTAAGAGAAATAATTTTAGTCACTTTCATTGTAGTAAGTTGAACAAAACCCAAGTAGCCACCGTAGTATGCTTTAACAGGAGGTCTACTGATTTCAAAATCATGAACTTCATTTTTATAGATAATAGGCCGATATGAACGCTTTGCTTTATCATCAACTGTTCCCTCCACTCGCTTAATAATTGCACCGACTTGTTCAGCAGTTGGATTAGTAGATGCGCTAAAATCGGGAATTTGTAAAAGGTCAGCAACGGCATAAATATCTGTGTAATAGCCAAAGCCCGAAGAATAATTTACACCATTTACAGTTTTGGTGTAGTCGCTAGGTGATGATGATATTGCCATTTTCATCCCCCAATTTCATTCTTTAAACGATTAATTTTGTTTACCATGTTTCTAAGTCCATCGGCAATTTCGCTATCATATGACCTTTTCATTCTTCCTTTTTGGCCTGTTCTAGAATACTTAGATGGATTTATGTCAATTTTTCCTATACTATCAACAATAACTTCGTAATAAATTGGCAAACCTTTTGTTTTTACTTCTGCAATAAAAGTCAAAAAACTTGAAAGTTCTTGAAAGGGATTTCTTGAAATATATTTTTCTTGAGTAGTATATTTTTCGTAGGGCTGTTTCTTTTTATCTTTTTCTTCCCTATACATTAATTGTAAAGCACTAATATTTCTATCTTTGAGGTATTTCTCAAGAGAAGACAATAGCGATTTAGTTTTTTCTAATTTATTTTTTATTTCTTCTCTTTCTCTTACTATGTAATTAAGTATTTTAGTAAGTTCTTTTACTTCGGAAAATTCTTCAATAAGTTTGTCATATCTTCTTAATGTTTCTTCATCCGAAAATCCTATTTTTTTTGCTGAATTAGATGTTTTTTGCTGAGAAGCAATCCTTTCTCTTAGATTCTCTCTTTGTTCCTTTAACTCATTTATATTTGATTTATATTCCATTACTCTATCTCTCATAGGTTTATTTTTATTTACAATATTCTTTTGTGTTTTATTGAGCAATTTAAGATTTTCTTCATAAATAGTAATGTCTTCTTTTAAATACCCAATGTCTTCTTCTACAATGGGAAGTAAATCTTCTTCCTCCATTAGTGTGTAAGTTTCATAATCTATATCTTCTATTACTTCTTTTCCTCCGCTAACTTTAGTAATACTAGTCTTAATATCTAAATTAACTTTTCCAGTTGCCACAATTAACGGGTCATCTAAATAAGGTTTTAAGGCTGATTGAAATTTTTCCATGTTATCTGTTATGAATTTATTAACATCTTCTTCAATCCAATCAGTAATGTTAGTTGAACGGCTTTGTTCGTTGAATATTAAACGATATGGCTTATCATCTATTGAAATAATATCTTCATCTATTTTTTGTGTTTTGATTCGTTCTAATATTTCTTCATACTCTTTAGTTTTAAGAGTTCTTTTGCCAATTTCTTTATACAATAGTTTTTTTATTTTTTTACCATCTTTATCAATTTCTATAAATGCGTGGTCGCCATTTTCGTCTAATTCAGGAGTTAATTCTACTAATGTTCCTTTAGGTAGAAGTTTACCATCTTTTAAAATTTCAGCCAAGTCAAGATTAAATTTTATTGTTTCCTTTCCTTTAGATACAACATACGGGTCTTTTTTTCTCGCTTCTGTAAAACCTGCATTGTAAATACCATATTTTTCTAAGGCTTTTTCTTTAACATCTCTAACGGTAGAATGGTCAGAAAAGCCAATTGTAATATTGTGTATTTCTTCATTTTTAGGGTTTGTTGTTGTTATTATAAAAGAAGACTTATCATCTTTTATTCTTTGTTTAAAAACAAAATCTAATTCAACAGTCTGTCCTTTAATTTCTTCAAAGAAATCTATCATTGGTAGTCCTTCTAGTTTTCTACCCAATTCATATGCGCCAGCACCACTAATCATATTAATAGTGTTGCCTTCTAATAAATCTTTAAGTTTTTTATTTTCAATTTGTTCTTTTCGTTCTTGAACTCTTTCTGCCAAATTACCATATTTTTTTTGTGGTAATTGACTGATTACATCATCTAGTGACATTTCAAGAATTTCGTTTAGCATTTTTTCAAATTCTATATACATTTTTTCCATATCTTCTTCGGGATAATTTTCATAATCACTATCATCAAACTTTCTTTCGGCTTCATTAAGATTTGGTATGAATGTTCTAGATTCTTCTGTTCCCATAATATAGCCCAACATTTCGGCTTTTAAAAGAGCCTTTGCATCGCTCATATCTATTTTACGATTATTCCAAAAGATTTGAACTGCCATTCAAATCTCCTCACATTAACCACTTAGCCCAAGCCGCCCCTTTTTGTGCAACATTCATTAATCCCAAACCACTCTTAGGAGGCTCATAACTCATTTGTCCTGTTTGTGGGTCAATCCAATATGGTCTTCCATATCCATCTTGTCCTGCTGGTGGAACTGGATAGCCACTTCCGTTTTGAGTAGCATTAAATCCTTGAGCATACATTTGTTGGCTTTGACCATATGCACCTTGAGCAACTTGAACTCCCTGCATTCCTGCTGGATTACCAAAGCCTTGTGATTCAAGGTATTGAGATTTAGCCATCTTTCGTTGATTAATAATTTCTGCATTTAATGCCGCACTTAGAATCTTTTGAATATCCAAATCAATATTCTCTTGAGTAATTCTTTCATATTCTCTTAAAGAATCAGCATTAACCTTTATGTTTCCACCGTCTTGAATAAATGCTAGTTTTGCTAACATTTGTGAAACTACTCTTTCAGTAACATCTTCCATCATTTTTTCTAATGCGCCCAAAAACGATTCACCATGATATTGAAGAAATTCTTCAACATGATTATCTTGAAGCGACAAGAGGTTATTCACCGTCTTAAATGTCGCATCATTCTGTGCCGTCATTGCTGAATTCAATGTATTCGTGCTTACTCCCATTTGCCTCAACTCCTTTGTGTATCATCAAGTAGTTTAATTGTTCTGTTAAAATATTAATTTCATTAACGATTCTATGCGCTTCTTGTGTGGCCGACTCCGTTGTAGAAATGCTCGGTGGCTTGATTATCCATCCTGTCGCAGTTAGAGCCATAACATCTGCTTTGTTAAGGTTATTGATTGGGCCACTTTTTAGAACCTTTGGCATTTTAGGTTTAAACGCAGTAAATTCTAACCCATTTTCTTCTGCAAGTATTTGTTGTTCAAGCATTTCCATTTGCATAAATGTGCTAGCGTGTTTAGGACAATATGTTCCTTTCATCGGTCTACCTTTTGTAACTTCTGTTAATGGAATAGGCGGTCTTAATGTATCTCCAGCCTCCCAAAAATGTTGAGTTCCGCAAACAATACATCTGTCTTTTAAATTAAACTTTTTACCATATTTAAAGAAAAGAAACTTTTTCTTTTCGGGAAGAAGAACTTTTTTAATTTCCTTAAGTTTTTTCTTTGGCTTTTGCTCATCGTAAATATACTCTTCAATAATACCTGCACTTCTCGCTCTAGGTAATTTTGGTAAAAAAGCATTCATTACATTTGCCCCTTGTGGATTTTGAAAACCCATTGGTTGTTGTTGCATTCCTATAATGTTTGGTTGTTGATACATTTAATCACTCCTCTATATCATCATATAAACTCAATTGTTCTTTATGTTGTCTTTTGTAGTGGCGTTCTTCAATAGGTTTGACTTTTTTAACTTTTAAATTTTGAGTATTCCAAATACATCCCGAATCCATATCCCATCCACCAAATTCTTCCATAACAGGATTATCGCTACCATATTTTTCAACCCAATTATTATAGTTTAATAATTCTACTCCATCATAGTAAAAAGCAACACTATCCCATTGGTTTCTGCGTTTTCCACGATTCCATCTGCTATAAAAAGCATTAGCATCTTCTAAGTTTTTAATTTGTAAAATGTTTAATTCGGAAGTATCTAAGTATAACATATATTGATATGATTCTAACCAGCCATAATCTAACATATTTCCTCTCATCCAGCCACTTCCTAAACTAAATGAATACCATAGTCCATTGGGTTTGAATGAAACTTCTTGTGGAACTTTTTCTATTTTTATTTTATCCTTATCACTCAAAGCAATTCTTTCAAGAGCCTTAAGAATATCTTTCCACATAATAATCAGTAATCCTTTATCATTGTAATAATTCCTCTATACACCATTTCGGGGTCAGATTTTGCTGAAACAATATATTTGAAACAGGGTATTCCCTTCTCGTTCAACTTCCTCATTCCATACTTAAACGGTTCAAATATTTCATGTTTTTCAATAGGCTCATCGTTATCATATTTCTTTCCCCAAATATCATATTTATTAGCCCAAATACCTATGGCTAAAGGATAGTCTTCTTCTTTCTTTTTCTTTCCAGTAGGCCACATTGATGAGCAAACAGTATCTACAAGAAACTTCCATGCTACTTGATGGTCAAGATTTGAAGAATTATCTAAGTGCCTATGGTCTATCATGAAAATAATATATTTTGGCTTTCTTAATTGCATATCTTTAACCCATTCTTTCCAATAGATTGCTTCTCCTCCTAAATCAGCACTCTTAATGGTATTTGTTTGGCCATCAATTTTTATTGACTTTCTTGATGCTCTATGTAGCCCAACCGTTCTTTCGTTTATTTGTTGAACTTCTCCTCTCGTAGTAAGTTGATGAGCCAAAGTAGTTTTGCCAACCATTGTCGCCCCATAGACTCCGAAGTTAATTGCGTGTAGTTTTTTGTAAACAGAGAAGACCGCTTCTGTTATTACAACGGCAAAGCCTGTTAGTAGCGACACCCTAATGCCCCCAAAAGGACTTTACAGACTCAATCAACCAACCCATGATATTTAAATCAAATACTCCCATGATGTTACCAATCAATAAAGCCGACAATGTAGCACAACTGCCCCAAAACCATGCTCTCATTTTCAAAAAGAAAATGTCAGCAGAATGCGCTCTGCTTTGGTTATACATGAAGTCAGTATCGGTCATACCTAGTATGTCGCCTAGCATTCATAACCCTCATTGTAGCCCAATCAAAAATTCATTTCCAACTGAATTGGAATCTTCTTGACTTAGCATTTGAGGTTGTTGGAATGGAGAAGAACCGAAGTTGTTAGAGTATTGCTTTGCGCTTTCTACTAATTTAGTTCGCTGTTCAGCATCTCTAGCCTTTCTAGCCCAATATGCTGAAATCTTTCTATCAAGAAGCCATAGTTCAATTTTATCATTGAGAGCCAAATCAAAGACGGCTTTCATGACCATAATAGAACCAATTGTTCCTAGCCCAAAGAGAACAGAATGCGTCATCGGCCCATAAGGAAATCCTGTTCCGTATTGAGCATAAAAGAATACATTCGCTCCGCTAAGTGTTCCAACAAAAAGAATAGTCATAACTAGTCTAGTATCGTGATTCAATGCCGCCATAATAACGCCTCAAGCAAACTCAATAGAGACTGCTGAATCTCCACCTGCCGCAACTTCTTCAAAGTAAATTCCATTGTCGCAAATAACACCATGCATATCAAACTCAATTGTTTGACCTGCGGCAATATTTAGCCTAGCAATTTCTTTTCCACTTGATGAAGTGCCATCGTAGATTTTAATTGTAACGGGTGTAGTTCCGCCAACTTCACAAGCATGAACACTAACCAATAATGCTCTACCCTTTGTGACAACTGCACTCGCAGTCAATACTCCACTTGTTCTACAACCACCAGCAAACCCCATACTAAGTTCCCCTGTTTATGTCCTTATGTGTTCACCTATTTAATTCAATTCCAAAATCTATGGCTGAAAGATTACTCTTTCTTTGCCTTAGACTTCTTAGCAGGTGTTGCTTTAGGAACAGAAATTGGCTTAGACTTCTTTGGAATGAATAAAGCAATCGCATCCTTTGGGGAAAGAATTTCTTCTTCCACTTGTCTGTTAATTAAAGCAATGCGAGCCTCGTTCAATCCCTTGAAGAATGCTTCATCTTCTGCGGTGAAGGAGAAAAGAAGGTCGTTATGACTCAAAGCAGAAATAGCCCAATCATTAGGAACTTCTACTCTTTCCCCCTTCACCACAGAAACTTCTGTAAAGCGAATATTGCACTTGAATCTTCTTAATGGTGATGATTCAGAGATTTCCATGTAAGCCAAAAAAATCCCTCAAACCAAACCGTCGCCAATAGCCATCCAATATCCGTCTAAATCAGGGTCAGTAACAATCGTAACATTCCCGCTAGAAAGAGGGAAAGTTTCATTGATTTGAGCCGTTAGAGGTAGGCTACTACCGATAGGAATGAAGAAATCTACTGTTTTTAGACCAGTAGCAACTTCTCCGCCAGTATCACTTACGCCATTGGTGAAACTTCCAAAGACAATTCGCTTATTACCAAACACGGTGTTTGAAGTAACTGTATATGAAAAAGCCACTTAAATCACCTCATTGAAGGTTCGTAATCTTGCCTTGACCCTTAAAGAATGAACAACCGACTTCACCAATGGTTCGGTAAAGTCCAGTATTACCTAGACGACCAACACCGAATGGGTTTCCGTTGGTAATACCATCCTCAAGATATTGAGTTGGCTTCATGACTGAAAGCCACAAATGGTCAGTATCAAGGAACAACATATCGGAAATACCAGTAACAGATGAATGTGTGGTTGAAGCCATGTCTTTGACTGGAATCAAAGGAATATCGTAGTAAGTTGAAACACGGAATCCAACTTCTTGACCCTTTACACCACGAACACCGTTCACAGTTGGAACAATTTCTTTTCTATCCATAAATCGCTCTTGTGCTTGAAGAAGGTCAGCCAATGCTTGAATAGTATCGTAACCAGTCAAAATAACCTTTGGTGAACCGCCTTCAATTCTCAAATCACGAATCATTGCGTTAAGACGAGTAAGTGTAAGACTTCGCACATCTGCCGCAACATATCCGTCACCGTAATCAACAGTAGCATCAAGGAAAGAAGCACTTGTTCTGTTTGAGCCGTAAATGTTGTTAATCAAATCGCCTTGTGCTTCGGAGTAAAGGTTGTCTGTATCAGCAATGTCAATTTCTGCGGTGGAAGTAACAACTTTGTAAAGTGAAGTGTAGTTATCTTCTAGAGTAGACAAAGCGGTAGGTTCACCGTAGAATTCCAAAGGCATAACCAACATCTTGTTTTGCATTTCAGCGTGATGCTTACCCATGTCTTCTCTCATTTGCGCTCTAATGTCACCAATACCATCATCAATTTTTGCCATTTCCAAAGCAATTTCGCTGAACTCAAATTGATGAGCAACAGTCTTTGGAGAAAGGTATAGTTGAGCATATGTTGGTGCAATGGCTTGAAGACCACCGCTACCAATGCTTTGATTTTCTGGCACACCACCAATCAAATCAGCCGAAGTTGCGGAAGCACCAATAGCACCCGATGTTCCAACTGAAAGTTGTGCGCTTGAACCACCAGCAGGTCGCTCACTTAGAACTCTCCAACCGCTTGAAGTGTATGGTCGCTTTGAGATAACTGAAAGTGCGTTGCATTCTCGGTTCAACATTGACCAAACTTTTTGGCCATAAACTTGATTGTAAAGGTTAGCCAAATAACCTGTTGGTGCGGTTTGCGCTCCATCGTGGGGAGTATGTAGCCCACTTAGTCCGCCAGCCGCTTTCAACAAATCGTTTCCAGCATATCCTGCCATGTTCAGTCCGTAACTTTGTGCTTCTAAATCTGCAATTGTGTTAATGTATCCCATAATATCACCTCAATAATTTCCTCCAACCAAGCGGTGAACATCAGCCCAATCCATTGAGGCAATGTCATCCATTGATGGAATGTTTGCACGAACTGCTTCTTGAGCCTTTACAATGGCATCTTTTTCAGCAGTCAAAGATTTGCGGAGTTCACTAAATTCTTCTTTAAGAGAAGCAATTTCAGTTGCCGCATCATAGTTTTGCTTTGCGAGCATATCTTCTCGGCTTGAAAGTTCTTTTTCAAAGCGAGCCTCAAAAGACTTCTGCAATTGTGAGAAAGCCAACTTCTCAAGTTGTTCTGCTCGGAAAGCCTCGTAAGCCTTCTCAATGTTTCCATTTGTAAGGTTAAGAGTTGAAACTTCATCGTTGTTAAAAGCCTTAACAACTGGCATATCGCTACCTGTTGGGTTTCCGTTGTCAATCACAACACGGTCTGCTGGCTCACCGATTTCAACTCCAGCACCGTCTTCTGTTGGAACAAGAGACTTTGCTTCCTCATCGGAATATCCCATAGACTCTTCCTCTTCTTCGGGCATAGCCATGCTTTCCATTTCTTCGTTCATTTCTTCCTTACGCAAAGTGTTTACCTCTGCCATAAGTGCGTCTAGTTCTGCCAATGCTTTTTCCATTTTGCTCATTGTTTCACTTCCTTTTTCTTGTTTTAATATGTCAAACTTCGCTTCGGGGTTAATTCCTTTTTCGCATATAGTTACTTCGTGTAATTCTAGTTTACTAATCTCGTTATATTCACCTAATTCGGGATGAGATTTTTTCACCTTCTGTAACGCTTGTCCTCCTATGCTAAACGACCTTAACGACCCTTTGCGAATACCTCTATTTATTTCTTTTGCTTTTTCAATATCATCACGGAGTTTAATTACAACAAAGAAGCCCACATCGTCTACTTCTGTTTTCCATATCCTCCCCGTTTTATCTCTGTATGATTTTACTACTTCTCCAACTTGAACATTTGAGTGATTTGTCATTACATTTCTAAATCTATCTTTCTCCATAAATTTTTGAACTGCTTCGTTAAGTGCTTTTAGTGTAATCAAATCGTTTTGTTTGTCTACGATTTCAATACTCGCATATCCTCCAATCATTAGTTCATCGCTTTTCAGGATTTGAAATTCATCATTTCTCTCAGCCTTTAGCATAAGCGTCATGGCTTTCATCCTCCTCGTTCAACAATCTACTATTTAAGTTACACGGTTATTTTGGTATTTCGGCATTTGCATATTTATCTTCTCTTATATTCCATAAACCCTCATCCCCTTCTATTTTGGCAGGTTTTTGCTTATATCCAGTCCATGCTAACCACATTTTCTTATCTTTAACGGGAAGGTATCTAACATGAAACTTAGTTTGGAATTTATTTCCTTCTAAGAAATATTCATGATAGCCATTTCTTTGAATACCTAATTCCACTTCTCCCGAATCAATGACCTTATCTCTTTGTATAGTATCTGCAACTCTCGCTGGAAACTTACCTGCTTTTCCAAACAAATCAAAAATATCTACACTATCTTCAATATCAATAAACCAATTGATTTTTTCATCGCCTAAAGACATAACAACATTCAAGTTACCATCTTCACGGTCATAAATCTTAAAGTTGCCTTTTCTATATTCTTCGGGAGTTTTGTATTGTTTTAGAATTTCACCATTCAATTCATCTTCATCTTCCGAAAGAATTTTTGTTGGGTCGGCTTGGAATTTTTTATTTACAAATTGAATCCCATCATCTTTTCTAACTTTAAGCCACTTTACAAGTTCTTTTTTATCCGAGCCAACAGTATCTTCGTATAAAGAAGGAATTTGTTTCTTTAAGAATTCATCAATGTCTGCTAAATCTTTTTCACCATTTTCTTTAAGGAATTGGAATATAGCATTAAACATCTCACTATTTTTAGTTTTCATGATTTCAACTGCCGCCTCTTTCCAAACATTCAAATCAGCAATTGCATTTTTAGACATTAGATTATTTTGTTCAAAGCCATAGATAGTAAAACCATCTAATTCACCTTTCATAATAATGGTGGCCTCTCCGTGAATATGGTCAGTAATTCTAATTCCTTTTTCAAGTGCTTCTACATTATAGTTAAGCGACTTCTTTGTATCTTGAGCCAACATTTCCAAAGTAACAATCTTATCGGGATATTCTACTTCGGGAACTTCAATGACCTTTGCTGAATAAACAGTAAATCTATCCTCACTAGGTTTTACTTCATCTACCTTAACTCTTACAATGTCACCTACATCAACTTCAATTGAAGTATTGAGTGCCTTACCCACATCTAAGTATAGGATTCCATCAATTTCTTTAGTGAACTTATTTTCCTCATTTACTGGCCCTGCCCCTAGACTATAAGAGAATAAATTGGATTTTGTTTCCTTTTTATCAAGGACAATCAAATCTAGGTCTACAAACTTCTTCCACTTAATCCACTTTGGATTTTTCTTTGTGCCGATATAATAAGTAGAGGTTGCATCTTTAATGACAACTCCTTCTGCCGTAGGCATTTCCATAATCTCTTTAGCATACTCTTCAATATCTTTTAAGTTGTCAGCCATTCTAGTATCTTTCTTAGATGGGAAAGCCAAAGCATCAGTAGAGTCACCCGAATAATTATTGAACAAAATAGTAATTCTCTTTTCTAGTTCTTCATCTGCTAGATTCTGTTCTTCGTGTCTTAGAATATCAAATACTGAACATCTTAGTTTAGCATCGGGATATTTATTTTTGAAAACATGAGCAATAGTATCTGCTCTATGTAGGGCTTCATCTCCATCAAATAAAATAAGTTCAGCATCAAGAATACAATCTCCGAACTTCTTTGCACGAAGTTCTTTCACAATATCTTCACACTTATCAGTAATATCTTTTTCATTGTAAGAAAAGACTTTGATGTTATTATCAATCTTATGGAGTTGAACTCTCATACCATCGTATTTTTCTTGAACGACCCAATTACCACTAAAGCCTTTAAGTTCATTAATATCATCAATATCAAAAATGCGATACATTGGTTTATTTGGAATTATAAAATCACTTTCTGATTTTTCAGCCTTTTCAATATCTTTTAATGCTGAATAATCTTCTTTATCATATCTTGAGAAATAAAGAAGTTCCAACATATCTAAAGCCTGTTTAACTTCTTTTTCTACTTTCTTTGAATCTTTACCGTCACCATAATGCTCAATGATGTAAAGAGCAATATCTTCTTCCTGCAAATCAAGCCCTTGTAGTCCATCAGTTAAAGTGTCTTCTCCCATATCTTTTATCGCCCATACTTCTTTAGGCAAAGATTTAGAATCACTTCTCAAAGCATAGTGAACGAATTTAATCATGCTTTCGGGATTTCCTAAGAGTTCTTCTAATACATTTTCTTTAAATCTTCTAGCAAATGGGTCATCTACTAATTCCGAAGCATATCTTAGTTGCTTTATTCCTTGATATACTCTTCTAGCAGTTTGGCTTTGAGGATTATTTACTTCCTTATCCTCTAAGTCTTTTTCTTCAACGAAGTTTTTCATTTCTTTTCCAGCAGAATCATATTCATTATATGATTCTTCTATTAACTTAACTGCGCTTCTCCAGCGATTACCATATTCTTTTGGGTCTTCATTAGCAGAAAGATAGGCGACTCTAACCTTTTCAAATAGGCGAAGAATTTCAACCGAAGGTTGCTTATCTTTCTCAATGCTAGAGAGTTTCATGGAAATCACGAATTGTCTGTAACTTCTCCAGCCAATCCGTAGCCTTCATCTTTAGCAGTTTGATTTTGAATTTTTTCTGCTCGTAGATTCTTTGGCTTTGTGATTTTCACTTCTTGGCTATCATCTTCAACAGGAAGTCTTTCATGAATAGATTCCTCTTGTAGCATTTCTTTTGCTAGGCGAGCCTTTTCAATGGCTAGACTAATCATTCTTTCTTCTTTAGTTACTCTTTCAGGCATTTTACTCATACTCCTTAATCATCTTATGAATATCACTCCAATCCATTTTAGAAATATCTCCGCTAATGGTAGAAGAACCACCAATAGTTCTATTCATGCTTGGAGTTGGACTTTGGGTAACGACTAAGCCAGCCTTCATCAAAAGACTATCTTTAGCGTAAATTGTTTTTTCTAGACTCTCAACCTTATCAGCCAATGCCTTAACGATGGCTAACAGGTCTTCATTAATTGAATTATCTTCACTCATTTACTTCATCCTCCATTCTCTTAGGATAGACCATATCATAGAGTTGCCTAAACAACAATTCATACTCCTTACGAAGTTTGGTAGCGGTGGCTACAATATCAATATTCCGTTCATCCATTGATTTCATCTTCTTGTTGAGTTTCTTATCGGCTTTAACTAAATTTAGTTCGCTCATAATTTCAATAAGTTCTCCGAGTTTTGTAAAATCTTGACCGAAAAATTCAGTCGGTTCGGCTGATTGAAGTGTTTTCTTAAGTCGCTTTCTTTGTTTATCATCAAGAGAAGATAAAATATCAGCATCAGTCTCAACAATTTCTTCTTTTAGAACTTTCATCCAATCCATGTTTATTTCACTCCTTATATTTTTTAAATCCAATCTTTTTTGTTTCTGTTATCAACTGAGTTAATGTTTCTATTTCTTCATTGAGGTCTTTTGTTTTGCTATTTATTTCTCTAAAAATTCTATCTCTATTAACTAAGGAATCATTTATTTCCTCATCTATATCTTCTATGATTTCATTAATATCTGTTTTTGCTTCTTCGGATTCGCTATCTTCTGTTATTTCTTCTAAGAAATCCGAAACCTCTTCATATTCTTTTTCCAATTTAGAAAGTAATTTTATAATATCTTCAATGTGATTTCCAGATTCAATGTAGGCATCCTTTGCTTCTTTAACTTGTTTTATAAATTTATTCTTATCTATTTCTTCATCCTCTTTGGATTCAATAAATAATTCTCCTTTATTAGCATTAATTGAATCAACTAGATTTGCTATTCGTATGATTTCTTCTGCATTATCTACTAAAAAATCAATTTGTTCTTTGACTCTCTCAATGCGATTAAACTCCATCTTTTTACTTTCTTTAATATCTTTAAATTTTTGATTGATTTCATCTGTGTAATCTTGTAATTGTTCATCCACTAAATCATTCATAAATTTCCTATGTAAAATATCTAAATGCATATAATTAAAATTATACTCATCCAAAAAAAGTTGTAATTCATCAATTGATGACTCACTATCTCCCTTTTCTTTTAAAGCATTTTCTGTTGAACTAATTTGTTCTTTAGTAATTTTTATTTTGTCTAACAAATTTTCTTTCTCTTTTTTATTTTTTTGATTAATTTCATCTATTTGTTTTCTAAACTCTGCTAATTTTTTTTCTAATTGTTGGTCTTTGAGACTATATTCATTTGGTTTTCTATTTCCAACTGTTGATTCACTCCACTCTTGAAATACTTTTTTTGCATTCTGTATTTTATCTTCAATAGTTTTCAATTCTTTATTTCTTTCTTTCATAAAGGAATCATATTTATTTTTAGTTTCTACTAGCATTTTTTTGTAATTTTCAAGTCTTTTTTCTAATTCATTCTTTTCTGTGGAATTAAAAGGTGTATCTTTATTTTCTTTTGCTTCAATGCGAGATTTAATCTGTGGTATTACTATTTCTTTATATTGTTCAATAACTTCTTCTTTAATTCCTTCAGGTAGAGAATCCATGTATTCTGTTATTTTAACTGAATCCGTTTCTTTTGCTAACTCCATCTCTTTATTTCTATGTTCTCTTTGGAGTTTACGAGTTAGTTCTCCCTTTAATCTGCCTTCTTCCAATGCTTTTTTATTGGCTTCGTCTAAATCTTCTAGAATTTTATTTCTATTATCTATGTCTATTTTATGTTTTTTCATAATAGTAATTATTCCAGTTATTTCTTCTTTAGGAGTTAAATCAGTATTCAAATAATAAATAATATCTTTAATAGCAGAACCCTTTAATCTCTTATCTTTTGCCGTGAGATATTTTTTATTATACATTTTTTCATAGGCCAAAGATACTGCTTTAAATCCATTAATATTTGAATATTTTTTAAGGGCAAAATTTTGTGCTTTTTCACAAATCATAGACAATTCTTCTTCTAATTCTTTTGCCTTATCTATATCCTCTTGAGTATATTTATCTTCTTCAATTGGCGATTCATATTCAGCCATCTTAATGTAGTTTAAAATACCAGATGAAAAGTAATTAGCGATTTTCTCATTCGCTCTCATTGTCATACAACTGTTAAGGAAATTTAAAAACTCAACAAATAAATAAGAATTTGTAATAAATGGAAATAAACTTTTAGAAGATGGCGTAGTTGAATAAATTTTATAGTCAGTTCCTTTTTTTCTTTTAACACCTAGACTATCATTTAATTCATCTATTTGCTTATTGAATTTTCTAGCATTATCTATTTGTTTTTTATCTTCGTTAGAAAGAGTATATTGTTTTAGACCCTCAAGTTTTAATTCATTAGATGCAAAGTTATCTTTCAAATTGGGGTCTGTTTGTGCTTCGTAAGCATATAATTCATCAAAACTGCTAAAGGTTTTATCTCCTTTTGCTTTAAGCACATTTGAAGAATTCATTTACTTCACCTCAATATGGAATGTTTTCTTTATTGCCTCTTCGGTGTTTGGGAAGTAAAATTACATCGGGCGAATCTGCCGAACTTAGTTTTGCTTTGTGTGAAGTATCAGCAGGAATTCCCATAGAAAAATCTCTAGTTGGTTTTACCACTCTATCTTCATTCGCATGTTTTGCACGAAGTTGTGCTAACTCTTTCTTTAGTCTAATTTCTTTTTGTCGTGTATCTTCTGTCATCATCCAACTCTCCTTTCGCTTCTTGAATCTACATTTTGGTTTCCTGCTTCTTTGGGTAAACCAGTTAATCTCTTATCTGGGCCTACGCTCATTCTCCTTTTATTCCTTGTGGCTGGCGGGTTCTCTTGTGGCTTTGATTGTTGTTCTCCGCCTTGTGCAAAATTCCTTTGCATTTCATCTAAATCCCTTTGGTCTAAATTAGAGCCAGCAAGAGGGTCAAGTTCTGCATTGTTTCCTTCTTCACCCATTGGAGGCTTCTCTTCTTTTGGTTCGGGCTTACTATAAGTAAAGTTACCATCTTCATCCATTTCAATTTCAAAACCAAGATTCTTAATTGATGCGGCAATATTAACTTCAATTTCACGCTTACGAAGTATGGCAATTTCATCTTCTTCTTCGCTTGGTGGGAGTTTCAAATTCCAATCAGTAATTCCAAATTGCCTAATGAGGAACGGGAAAACATAATTGTTGTAAACAGTTTGTGCTTTTTGAACGGCTCTATTGGTTACTAGGATTTGCATACCTTCATTATTCAATCCACCGCTTGTAGTATTATCAGCCATAAACACTTTACTTACTCCATAGAATGCTGAAATTCTATCTCGCAAATCATCCTTTACAGAAACATAATCCATTTCTTTGAGGCTATCCATGAACTTAATCCATTCAACCGCACCCTTTCCATTCTCGGCTTCAATTCCCATAACAGGAATAAAATGAGGGTCGGCTTCCATCTTTTCTTTTGTTGCTCTCCAAAAGTTCCTCATTGAGTCCATGTTTCTAGTTTGGACTGCGAGTAGTCCTCTCGGCATTCTACTCTTTGTGTAAGATGAATTGACATAGTTCTCCATAGCAATAAGAGTCATGACAAGATTATAGAGAGTTAGAATTGGAGAAAGACCGTAAAGACGACTAGGATTATATTTGCTAAAATGAAGAACTTCTCCTTCTAAGAAATATTGGTCTTGGCCACCGACACGATTTACATAATGAATAGGGAAAAGATTTCCATTACAAATCTCACAAACTTCATGGGGTTCAGTAGAAATAAATTGACGGTGATTCACACAAGTAAATCCCTTTGTTCCACGAATGCCTTCATCATCACAATAAATCATCATAGTAACGGGGTCGCCTCTAAACACTTCTTTGATTCGGTGCATTCTAATTTGACCATTGCCATCAATAAAATATTCTTTGACGAGAACAATGTATGCATCATCCATGATGTTTAAATCATCTTCAAGTTCTTGTAGCACATCAATAAACAATTGTTCGGCTTTATTCACATAGCCATCCATAAACTTCTCAGCGTATTCTAATTGCTTTGGGTCGGGCTTATCTAATTGAGTTGATTCACAACGGGCGCATTCTTGAACAGGCCGTTGATGTTCTTTCCCGCAGTCTCTACAACGGGCTTCGTATGCCTTTTCCCAAAGATAGCCTCTACGAAATACTTCCTGCTTAAGTTGAGTAATACAAGTTCTTACAATAACTGATTGCTGAACAATTGAATAAATAATTGGCGCAGTCATTATGTTATTGTTTTGCCTCTCTTGAATTCCCATGCTGTAAATTTGTCTATCAGCAGGAGTAGGGGTTTTTCTCCTAAATAGATTCGTTATGGAGAATCTGCGGTTTTCTTCGGCCATAGTCAAGACTCCCCTAAATCATTTGTAGTGGGCATGGGTTTTAACTGTTTACTCTCACCATAGTTTTTTACAGGCTAAACATCTAGGAGTTGTAATTCTACCTTTACATTGGTCGCAGTTATGTCTCGCTTTAAAATTAGCCCTGCGTTTTGGATTATGATGTGTGCCACCGCCACGATTCTTTCCTTTACCTTTCCAATTACCATAGCCTTTAGCACCAGCATGGATTTTCTTACCTTCATGGGTTAGCATCATTATTTTTTTACCTGCTCTATCGGATGGATATACTGTTCCTACTCGCATATCTTCTTTATCTTTTTTTAGAACTTCTTTCCAATCCATATTCATCACTCAATGTTATTCTTTCATTAGTTTCTTTTTTTCTCCACGAAGGGCTTTGAAATCTGCACCAGTAATTTCATCCTTTGGTGGTGCTTTGGCCGCAATTACCTTTTGATTACCAAACAATTTCTTTTCCATTTTTCCACAAACGCATTCGCTTTTTGGTGCATTTCCATCACAATGAGGACAATAAGATTTGTTAGTCTTTTCTCGGCATTCATCGCAACCACAACCGCCATGCATTTTTTCTGTTCCGCAACTACTTTTAACAAATCTACCTACTGGTGTTTTAGAATCTAATTTACCAGCATCCTTTCTCACTTTTCTTTCGGCTTCTTCTCTTGTCATATTTCTAAACCGCATCAAATCAGCAATTTCTTTTTCTTCTTCATCTGTTAATAGTGGGGCTTTTAGTATATCTTTCCAATCGCTCATTCTCCTTTCCTCCTTTTATATGTTTTACAGGCGGCACAAGTTGGCCTACATCTTTGTTTAGTTCCTTTAGAAGCATCTGTTCTTCCACAAGGTTTTGTTCCTTCTTTATCATCTTCACAAGATTGACAAGAAACCCAACCTGTTTCCGAACCACTTCCTCCTGCTCTTGAAAACCAACCATGAAGTCCTTCTTTCTTTTCTCTTGCGAAATCATCTCCGCCTTTTTCAACCGAATTTCCCCAATTATCTGCACCGACTTTACGACATTGAACTAAAGCCCCGCTAGCATAAGCACTAGGCCAGTCTTTATATCTTGATTTAACTTTATAGTAGCAAGCATCCTTTTCTTTCTTAAGAATTTCTTGCCACATCATTCATCACCTGTTGGATATATTGCCCCTAGTTTTTCACCAAACTCGGCATTCCAAGTTCTAATCCATCTTTTGAGTTCATCGCCTTTAACATCATAGCCAAGTGCTTTTCCTTTTGGAGTTGTAATCAATTCTAAATGTTCTTTGTCTTTAAATCCGCCTGTCATTCCTTCTGATTCTCTCGCTTTTTTAGATTGCCAAGCCCAACTCCTGTAAGTCAAAAAGTCAATTGATTCTTCGGGCGAAGTTCTAACCTTTCTACCATCAACTTCACTTTCAATCTTAAGAATACTTTTCCAAGATTTCTTTACATAGCCACTAGCATAAGCGGCCTGTGCAACTTCAACTGCTTTTTTTCTAGATTTAAATGGCCCTCTTCCGCCCCAATACCAACCATCTTTTTTATGAGTAATTGGCATAACTAAACCACCATAGGAGTTCCAATTTGTTCAAGAGAATCCATTACAGACATTTTACAATTGTCTTTATACTTTTGAATGTCATCAAGGTAAATACCTTCCTTAGACCAATCAAATCCAACATGGTCTTTATGGTTCTCCCACTTCATAAGTTTAAAAATTTCATCACATCTATCTTTATACCAATCTTCTTTCTTAAATGACTTCTTCATCCTAATCAACTCAAGAAGCAATTCAGCATTTGATTTTTTCAATTTAAAATGTGGTAAGCACTTAGTTAAAAGATTAGTAACATCGTCTTGAGAATAAAAGTTCAATCTATTAATCAGCCGTGTGTCTTGAGGAGATTTTTGGTCAAGGTGCATACGACCAAAGCCAATTGACTTATGCATTTCCTGCATGAAAGCCTTTCCTCTCTCTCCCGTAGCCACCAGTCCAACTCTAGGATTCATATTGCGGTCAAGTGTAATATATCCATCCGAGTCAATGAATGCCGCAGTATAAGCCCAAATATTTTTCTTTAACATAGATGGCATCTTATAGTATGCCCCATCAACAGAAGCAATATCTAATTTATTAATCATCTTAGCAATGGTATTTGGTGAAGATGCATTATACAGATTAGTTGGCATAAGGTCATGAATTCTATTAGCATTAATTCCTTGATTTTCACAAACCGCCTTGAGAACAAAATCTTCTATCCTTTCTCTTTTAGACTTTGTAATTGATTGGTCTGTAATTTTATTGATAGCCCCTCTAAATTCTTTCTTAGCCTCATTCATTGTCTTTTGTAATTGACTATATTCTTTTCCAAAAGCCATTTCTCTTTGGGACAAATCGGCTTCCCAATACTTGCATAGAGCATCAACTGTTTCTCTACGAATATCTACATCTTTCATTTTGTAGAGTTTTTGTAAGTCCTTTTCGTTAAATCGCATCTTAAGCAAAGTTGTTTTGTATGGAGTGACCCATGTAATAGAATCAATGCACTTGTGTATGTGGTCAGCATAAGCATCAATCATAGTATCAATAGCCTTTGCCATCTTTTCTCTCTGCTCGCCTTTTAGTCCTCTACGAGCATTCCTCATCTTTTTAACGAGGTCGGGAACTGTTTGGTCTTGAACGATATATTCATTTGGGAAAAAATCTAATTGTTTTCTAGCATCGGTTGCATTTATGTTGTAATCAGTTGATAACTTCTGTATCTCTTCAATCTCCGACATAACATGAGTAAGGCCAAAAGACAGTTTCAAATCTCCTTCTACTTGACTAAGGATTTCTTTTTCTTCTTGGTCTAACTCTTCTAATTGTTCAATTAATGGCTTGGCCTCAATTAATTTTTCTGCCTCTACCATCTTAATCACCTTAGAAATTTAGCCCCATTATAGGAGAGCGTGGAGTGTCGTCAAATATTCCCATATCGTCTAATAAAATAAAGTTATCAGTAGATTGGAAAGTTGCGGCATTAGCCAAAGCCAAACTCATAACCATGTCATCGTGTGCGCCAATACCTTCAAATTTGCCATTTTCATTAATGGCAAACATAGATAATTCACTAATCAATTCTCCAGTAACCTTACGACTTTCTTCATTTCCATAAGGGAAATTCATTTTGCCGTTCTCTAAAGTCATTTGTAAATTAAGAATAATCTCCTGTTTCTTTCTACGAGTTGTAGTGAAATCATGTAGCCGAATATCAGCCGTGTTTCTAATCTCTTGAATGAACGATTTAGCGAACCCGTTACTTTCAAAAAATACTGCTTCGGGATTAAACAGTTTATTAACAATTTTAACCTTCTGTATGTTTTCTCTAAACTCAACATTCTTTGCTCGGTCAATATACACAATAGATTTATTTTCATTCTCATCCATTTCAAGAACAGTAATGACATTGTAATCTCCATCAGTAGAAATAGCAGGGTCAATACCAACAAAGTATTTGTGGCCTTCTCTACGGATTGGTTTTAGAACTAAATCTTTGTTCTTTGCACTTTCTAAAAATTCGGGATTGAAAAGAGAAGTTCCAGTAGAAATAGGAACACACATATATTCTCTAGTAAATAGAAGTGAACCCATTTCTTCTTTTCGTTCCATTAAAGATTCGTAGTTCCAGCGTTCAGGCCAAAGTGGTTCATTAAGAGAATTCAAACAGGGGTAAACTCTCATCGTATAAACTGAATTTTCCGAGAGTTGTTGGTAAATATCTGTGTAACTGAAAGGCGTTCCGATAATACGAACTTTAGCAGAAGAATGAATAGCAGGAGTCAAGTCACCAAAAAACCAATCTGTGACTTTTTGAATACCGCTTACGCTAAACTCTTTCAAAGGGTCGTCAATAATAACTTCTTGAGGATGAAGACCACGAAACTGAGAATTGACTGAACGAGCAACAATAGAATTACCATTGGCCAAATTCATTTCTTCAACAGCCCAACCTTTGTTTCCTTCGGGCTTAAATTTCTCAAGGATAGGATGACTAAACATTTTTGAAATAGATTTCATGTGCATATTTGTCTGCTTTTGGTTAGAAGACATATAGACCATTTGATATGGAGGTTCTTGAAAACATAGATTCCAAACAACCCATGCTCTCATAAAAACAGATTTTCCATGACCACGACTACACATAATAACTGTTCTCTTTG